CCTGCGCCAGGGTAAAGCGGTCGTGCGCTACAACTACAGCCCAGTGCCACCGCTGGAAGATTTGACACTGATCCAGACGTTCACCGATCAGTATTACGAACCGGCTTTTGCATCGCTGGGAGGTGCGTAAATGGCTATTCCTAAAAAACTCCGGCTGTTTACCCTGTTTGTTGACGGGGAAAACTTCATCGGCAAAGTGCCGAGCGTCACACTCCCGAAGCTCACCCGGAAAACGGAAGACTACCAGGGCGGAGGCATGCTCGGCGCGGCAGCGGTCGATCTCGGCCTGGATGCCGGGGCGCTGGATGCAACGATGATCGTTGGCGGCGTAGTCGAAGCGTTAATCCTTAAATGGGGTGGTGATATCGACGAATTGCGCCTGCGCTTCGTCGGTGAGATTTACAGCGGCGGAACCAGCTCACTACTGGAAGTCGAAATGCGCGGGCGCATCACTGAGATTGATCCTGGTGAGGCGAAACAGGGTGATGATACCAACCACACCTACGCGATCAAAAACACCTACTACAAAGAGTCGGTGGACGATAAACCGCTGCTGGAAATCGACCTGCTGAACTTTATCTACAAGCGCAACGGCAACAGCCTTTACCCGGATCGCATTGCGTCGGCGCTGGGCCTCGGCCAGTAACCCTTTTGTTATTCACTATCAACGGCGGCCAGCTGGCCGCCTGGAGAAATCTCTATGTCTGTCACCCTTAGCCAGCCGATTAAACGCGGCGACCAGGAAATCAAAACTGTCGCCATCAGTGACACTATCAAACAGGCCGGATCGCTGCGCGGTCTGCGGCTCGTCGATGTGCTCAACCTCGACTATGACGCAGTATCTACGCTGCTCACGCGCGTGACCAGTCCGCAGCTTACCGCTTCTGATATCGCCACTATGACCACTGGCGATTTTACGGCGCTGTGCGAAGAGATAGCGCCTTTTTTGACGAAACCGGCGCCGTCCGTACCGAGCGAAGCGGCGACGGCGAGCAAATAAGAGAAGCGGTTATTTCCGGTGTCGACGACCTGATCGCCGACATCGCTGTAGTTTTTCACTGGCCGCCCTCCGAGATGTACGGCATGGAGCTGCGCGAGCTGATAGCCTGGCGCGGCCGGGCGGCTATCAGAAGCGGCAACCATGACCAGGAGGACGACGATGGATCTTAGTATTCGCGTTGCGTTCAGTGCGATCGATAAACTTACCCGTCCGGTAAGCGCGGCCAGCAAAACAGTTGGCCGCCTCTCCGACTCCCTCAAAAAAACACAATCTTCAGTCAAGGATCTGGAAAAAGGCGCGGCGTCGTTCGACAAGTTACGCACGAAGGCCAACGAAACCGCGCAGAACCTGAAAAACACCCAGCGCGCTCTTGACGGCCTCAATCAGAAACAGCGGGAAGGCGGCCAACTCACTGAGGCGCAGGCGGCCCGCCTTGAGTCGTTGCGCAGTAAGCTCTCACGCCTGACGGACACCTACAACAAACAGACCACGCAGTTACGAACGGCGGCGCAAGCGGTGCGCCAGCATGGCGTTAACCTGTCCTCTGGCAGCGGGGCTATTCAAAGCGCCATCCGGCGAACCGAGCAATATAACCAGACGCTTGAGCGCGAACGGCGCCAGCTTGCCGCAGTAACGCGCGCGCAGGCGGGATATGAGCGCGCCAAAGAAACCGCTGGCAAGCTGCGCAGCGCTGGCATGGGTATGACGTTGGGCGCAGCGGCTGCGGGTTACGCTGGCGGCTCATTCCTGGCGCCTGCCGTTGGGTTTGATGAAGAAATGTCGCGCGTGCAGGCACTGACCCGACTCAACAAAGGCGATTCTCAATTAGCGGGCCTGCGCGCGCAGGCTAAAAAACTCGGCGCTGAAACTGCTTTTACCACCCGCGACGCAGCCAGCGGACAAGCGTTCCTCGCGATGGCCGGCTTTACACCCCAGGCCATTCAGGCTGCATTACCTGGTGTGCTGAATATGGCGCTGGCCGGCGGTATGGATCTGGGCGAGAGCGCAGATATCAGTTCTAACATCCTGTCTCAGTTCCGCCTTGACCCAAAAGAAATGGACCGCGTCAGCGACGTGTTAACCGCAGCGTTTACCCGTACTAACACCGATTTGACGAATATCGGTGAGGCGATGAAATACGCCGGTACCGGCATGGCCGGCCTGGGTGTTGATGTGGAGCGCACGACGGCCATGATCGGCGTGATGGCTAACGTAGGGTTGCGCGGAAGTATTGCTGGTACAGGCCTGCAAACGACCTTCTCGCGTCTTGCTGCGCCCACAACCAAAGCGCAGGCCGCATTAAAACAGCTCGGCGTTACCGTGGCTGACGCTACCGGTAAAATGCGGCCGGCAGAAACTGTGCTTTCCGACATTTATAAATCCATCAGTAAATACGGCGATACTGATCGCCTGTCATTTTTCAAAGATATTGCCGGCGAGGAGGCAGCCAAATCTTTCCAGGCTTTGGTTATGTCCGCAGGCAGCGGTGAGCTGCAAAAATTACTGTCCGACCTGCGCGGCTCCCAGGGTGAGGCTCAGAAGGCCGCAAAAGTCATGGCCGACAACCTCAGTGGCGATCTTAAGAATCTCGACAGCGCCTGGGAGGGGTTCCGCATTCAGATCGAAGAAACTACCGATGGACCATTGCGTAAGCTAACCCAGGGTCTTAGTGACTTGATCACTGCTGCAAGCGGCTGGGTAAAAGAACACCCCCGCCTGACACAAGCACTCATCCTCGTTATTGGGGGACTGACTGTTTTCGCTGGCGCGGTAGGTATCGCCAGCCTTGCAGCCAGTTTTATTCTGGGTCCGTTAGCAAAGCTCCGGCTGGCGATCGATATGCTCGGCATCTCTTCGATCACGGCAACCAGCAGCATTTCAACGCTTAGCGTTGCTTTCTCCGGGTTGCGGGTCATCCTCGCCTCGCTGCTGGGTGTTCCTGGATTGATTGTGGCTGTATTTGTTGCTGCCGGCCTGCTCATCTGGCGCTACTGGCAACCAATAAAAGCGTTTTTCGCCGGGTTGTTTGCCGGTATCAACGAAGGATTATCTCCTCTAATTCAGTCATTCTCTTTTCTGGCGCCGGTATTTGACGCAATCAGCGCAGGGGTGTCGAAAGTCTGGGGATGGTTTGGCCGGTTATTTACCCCTATCGACTTTTCACGCGATGCACTCGACAAGTGCGCCAGCGCCGGTAAGACATTCGGCGAGGTGCTTGGAGTTGCACTCAACCTGCTGTTTACGCCGCTGCGTTTACTGACTGAAGGTGTCAGCCTGTTACTGGAAAAGCTGGGCTTAATCCCTTCAGGCATTGATGCAGCGAGAGCTAAAGCCGATAACCTTACCCCCAAAAAACCGACGTCGTGGGAATGGGATCCCCAGCAAAAGAAAATGATCCAAAAGGAATGGAAATGGGCGCCGCTTATGTGGGAATGGGATCCGAAACAGAAAAAGATGGTTCAAAAAGAATGGAAACCATCTTCGGCGGCAGGCCCAGCAAAACCGAGCACCCCTCTTGGTGAGAATACCGGTACGCTGCGGCGCCTGAATAATATCGCAAACAACACGAAGGCCACCGCTGACAACACGAAGGCGGCCAAAAGGATCGGGCCGGGCGACATTATCTTTAAAAACCTGCCGCGTGCGCTGGCCTTGCGCGGGGCATACCAGGAGGCGCGGGTTTATTCGCAGCCGGTGCCGCGCGTATCTGCGGCGGCCGCCGGCGGCGTTCTCTCGGTGTCGGCGGCAACGCAAGCGCCTGGCTCTCCCCCCGTCTCCGCGCCTGCCGGTGGCGCGCCGGTGTTCAATCTGAACTTTTACGAGGTCGGACAACATTCGCCCCGGGAACTGGAAAAAATGGTGCGCAACGCCGTTCGCGATTTAATGGCCAGCACCAGCAGGAATAACCGTGGCTCGTTCCGCGACAGAGAATAGGTGGCAATTATGATGATGGTTTACGGGATGTTTGTTTTTACGCTGCGCACTATCCCCTATCAGCAGCTCCAGCAGTCGCAGGAGTGGCGGCACGTCAAAAATGAGCGAGTTAATCAGTCTGCCGGATGGCAGTACATCGGTCCGGGTGACGATACAATCACCCTCTCTGGGGTGCTCTACCCTGAGATTACCGGCGGGAATTTATCGCTGGCAGCACTGAGAACGATCGGCTTTACCGGCCGCCCCTGGCCGCTGATTGAAGGTGATGGCCGCATTTACGGGATGTACGTGCTGACACGCCTGGAGGAAGGGCGGACGGAGTTCGACCGGTACGGCAGCGCAAAGAAAATCGAGTTTACGCTCACCCTGAGCCGCGCGGATTCGGACTTCCGCGAGAAGCTGCAATCGTCGTCCGTCAGCGATGTACTGTCAGACCTGCGCACCAGTGCAACGAAGGCGGTTAACTCAACGAATAACGCCCTGAATAGCCTGTTTTAACCCACAAAAAAGCCCCTGTGATGAGGGGCTTTCACTACCGGCAAACATCGCCATTTCTGACTATGGCGGAACCGCACCGCCACTTCCGGTGGTGCTGTAGTACTGTCATTTTTGACGGTACTCGATACTATGCCACCCGCGCCCAGCACATCAGCAAGGTGTGAGATTCCACCACGCTGAACGATTTACCTTCACCCAGGTTATCGGTTTTGCCGCTAGTCTGGTGTTTGTGCGGCGGAATAGTGACCTCATGCTGATGGTCTTCTGCATAGTCGGTATAGTTCCATCCCGTATATTTCTGGTTATCCGTTCCGTGGGTAGCATCCTGCCAGGTGTCGCCCGGCGCGCCGTCTCCTGCCTTGTGCCTGTGCCTTCCGTTGCTCGTTGTCGTCAGTGTCTGCTGCTCCTGCTCGCTGGTTTCTCCGGTCACATTAATCTGCACGGCGGGCAGGTTAGTGCGCTGGAGTGTGACGGTATCACTGCCGCCGATGGTACCGACGTTTGAACCGTCGGCTTTTCCGACGCGGATCGTTTTATTCTCGCCAGTGTAGATCCACTCTGACCAGGGATAACGCTCATTCGGATTGATGTTCTGCGCGTAAAACTTCACCGTACCGACAGGATTATCCTCTTCCCAAAAATCACGCTTTGCCGCGGTAATGGCATCAGCAATAGCCTGCTGAATATCGGTATTCAGCGTGCCAGCCACTTCATCCGTGTAATCCTTTGCTTCCGCCTTAGCTCTGCTGACCTCTTCAACCGTCGCGAGGATGACCGACGGATCGGCCTTAAGCTCTACGTCGGCGGTATTGCTTACGGCGATCCAGAGGTTAACCGCGTGCAGCTTCCCGGAACCTTGCGCGAGCAGAGGCTTATACGACGGGGCCAGATTCGCCACCGCAAGGCACAGCCCCTGATCGTCATAGAGTGCAGCCTCCCGCAGCCAGAATCCTCCGACCTGCGGCTGCATAATCATTTCTGTTCGGATGACGTTTGCGGCCTGGTCAGCAATTACAACCCGGTTCAGCGGGGCGCGATAGCGCTCGTTAATCAGGCTCTCCATGTTGCCAGGGTCAGGGACCATCCCGCCACCGTCCCCCACGGCCATCGCTGAAAAGCCGACCGGCTCCCCGGTCAGCGCAGCCAGTGCAAACCTGGCCTTTCCGTGGTCAGTCAGTCGGGTCATGTAATCGGACATCGTCACGTCCTCCGTCTCAGGCAAAGCGCGTACCGGCAACATCTTTATCAGATGCCAGGATGGTCGCGCTGGTTTCAGTGGTCGCGGTTAAGTCGTCTTTACGGTAGCGGTAAAAGCTGCCCGTCCATGCAACCGGGAAAGAGCCTGATGTACCGATATAGCGATACGTCGGCGCACCCGGCACAGCAGCTGCAACGCCACCCCAGCCAGATTCGTACACCTTCACCTCATCCAGCCAGACGGTGATTCGCTGCTGCGTATTGTCGGTGCTGACCTCACATTCCACGGCAAACTGATGTGGGTGACCGTCGAACAGCGGAGCAAGCT